ATGGCATCGCAGACGACCTCGGCGCCGCTTTCGCCGACATAAACGAAACGGTCGGAGCTGGCTTGCACTTCGAAAAGCGCTGCCAGACCGGCGTCGGAGAAAAGGGTGGCGTGATCGGACATGAAACGGCTCGCGGGTAAAAGAGCGCCGGCCTTGCATGGCGACAAGGCCGGCGAATATCGCCACGGACGGGACGCGGCGAAGTTTGGACTACGACCAGACGCTCGTGAGCAAGTGGCCGCACTCGGGATACAGGATCTGCACTTGGCGATCATTGCGGGCTCGGTAGACCGTGCCGCGCGTCGATTCCTCGCGATATTCCTCCATCACGACGGCGAGAGTCGTACCGTCGCCAGCCGCGCCCGGGGCATTCTCTTCCGAGAACATCCAGGTCCGACCGAGGCAGATTTCTTTCGGGTCGTCGGTCAAGGCGACCTTGGCGACCATCGCGTAGGCGTTCGTCCAGATACGCGAGAGCGACGCCGTCGCGTTCTTGTTCGCCGTGTTCTGGATACCCTTGGCGACGATGATCTGGTCGAGGCCCATGAGCGACGCCAGGGCGCTCGACAGGTTCGCGACCGATTGGTCCTTCGTCGTGGCGAGCATGCTCTTGACGCTGGCGCACTGGATCATATGCATGAACCCGCGCCAGTTGATGATCAGGGCATTCGGCTGTTGGCCGCAATTCAGGGCCACCTTGTCGGCCGCCGCGATCACGTCGTCGACTGGTGCGGCCGAGGCATGCGTCGACCAAGCCGTGCCGACTGCGGTCGTGAGCGCCGAACCGGTGAACGTGGTCGTGTTGAACACGGCCGCCGCGACTTCGCGTTCGTACTTGTCGGCGACGATGTTCGCACAACGCGTCATGGCGACCGTTTCCTGGTCGACCAAGTCGCGGTAGATGCGCTTTTCGCGGTCATCGACCGGCGCTTCCCAGCCGTGCTCTTCCGTCGCGTACGACGTGTTGCCAACTTCGAACGTGTCGCGTCCGTAACCGGATCGGGCACGTCGGGCCGTTTCCTGCGAGCGGAGCAGTTCCTCGACCGAAACCTTGCCGTAGGTCGCCGACTGATTGCCGACGACGCGCGGCTTGAGAACCTTCGGGCCGATGTAGCCCGCCTGATTCATCAGCAAATCGAATTCGTTGGTGTTGAGGCTGGCATCCCATCGCGTGAGTGCCGAAGAAGGTTGAGCCATTGTTTCCACTCCGAAAGGATGCAGGTTGTTCGATCAGTTCGCGTTTGTGCGGGTCGATCGCGGGAGGGGCCTGCCCTGCGGAGATTGTCAGTTTCGATTACGTGTTGACGGTGTACTGGGCAGCCCACGTCGAAGCGTCGGTGGCGACCAGCACGGCCAACGTCTTGCCTTCGATGGTGATCGCGGCGTCGGCCGATCCGTCATTGATGTCGTCGCCGCTGGCCGGGTAAATCTTCAGGCCGTTCGTGGCGACCGAGTTGTAGACGTAGATCGGCGGCATGCCGGCGACCGCAGCCGGCAGCACGACGCCCTTGGTCCCGTCCGCGCCCGTGATGATGTTCACTTGGGCCGTCAACGCCGCGGCGTCCGACTGAGTCGAACCGGCCGACGCGATCGTGGCGGTTCCCAGCGGGAGCGCGGGCGGAAGATCGTCGAGCACGAACTCATCGCCGTCGGCCGAAGCCGCCGTGCGAGCGTAGCCGGCCGGGTACAGGCCGTTGTCGGAGAACTTCCCCGACGCGACACAGTACACGAGCGAGCCCGCCGAAATCGCTTCGGACGCAATCACGCGTCGACTCTCGTCGGCTCCCCACACTCGCACCGAAGCGACCGTATCGGTCGAGAGCACGCGTTCGTCGAGCGTGCCAATGCCGATTTCACCGACGCCGGCGACCGACAAGTTCGTGCCGCTGAATTTCACGCGCGTGCCGGGAGCAGCCGCAAAACCGGTGGTGATGGGATAGGTTCGAACGCACTCGCCATTCGCAGCCGTGGACATGTTTTAGAACTCCGAGAATTGTCTTTGTCAGGGGGCTTGTCTGGGAGGGATCACGCCCACGGCATGCGAACTTGCTGGCCTACTTCACGCGGCCGGCGAATTTTTCCTTGATGAGCTCGTGCTGCTTGGCGGGGTTCGTCGCCAAGAGGTAATCGCGCACGAGTCGCGGGTTCTTGCGTTCGACCTGCTGACGCGCGTCGAGTCGCGACAATCCGGCCGTCATTTCGCGCCGCACGGCCGCGTCGTAATCGGCGACCGGTTCGCCAGACTCTTGCGACTGCTCGCCACCTTGCAAATGCGAAGTGCTCGAATGGCCGCCGACGACCGGATCGACTCCGCCCGCCTTCTGCTTCGAGCTGGCATTCGCGATCGCTTCCTCGGCCTTCTTATCAGCCGCCGCTTTCGCGTCGGCCAAATGCTTGATGAAGGCCGTTTGCGCGGCTTGCACCGTCGCGCCGGCTTCCATTTGGGCGAGAATCCAGTCGGACGGCGCGCCGGGGCAATTCGCCTTGAGCTCGGCCAGGGTCGCGGCTTTCGGTTCGGTTTGGGTCGCGGTCATGCGCATATGCTCCATTTGCTGTTTTCGAGTCGCCGCGAGGGCGACCAACTCGCCCACCGCTTCGTCGAGAGTTTTGACGCCGTCGATCAGTCCGGCTCGTAACGCATCGGCTGCCAAAAACACCCGACCGTCCGAAACTTGTGCCACCTGTCCCGCGCTCATTTTCCGGCCGGCTTGTACCGCGGCCTTGAAGTGAGCATGAATTTGATCTACTCGGGCCTGAGCCTGCGCCACTTGCTGGGGCGTGACCTCTTGGCCGAATTCGCCGACCGACTTGTTCTCGCCGGCCTTGATCACGTAGGTCTTAATCCCGGCCTTGTCGGCCGCTTTCGACGTGTCCCAAATCACGCCGCCATAGACCCCGATGCTTCCGATCGACGTGAGAGCGTTCGCGGCGTAAACGCGATCCGCTTGGGCTCCGATCCAGTAAGCGGCCGACGCCATCAAATCGGATGCGTAGGTGCAAACTGGCTTCTTCGCTTTCGCGGCTGCGACTGCTTCGGCGACGTCGGTCGTACCGGCCACGGTCCCGCCCGGCGAATCGACCGCCAACAGGATCGCATCCACGGTCGGATCATTGGCGGCTGCGCGAATCGCCCGCGACAAGTCAGGAAGGGTTGCGCCTGAGTCTTGCCACCACGGGAGCGACTTGCCGAGCACGCCCGAAACGGAAATCAATGCGATTCCCGGTTCGATGAAATCGTAGGGAGCCTGAGCGGTCGCTTTCCCTCCGTTCGCAGCAATCAAGCGCGACTGCGGCGGCTGGGATAGCCACTCGGAAATCCGCACAAATGCGGGCTCGTGAATCGCCCACATGTCGTTCAGGTCTACGTCCATGTCGCGGAATAGTGCATCGGGGTCGGAAGATGTCAAGCGCCAGAATTCACGCCAGGATCGCCGCTCGTCGCGTCGGAGCCGGCGCTCGCCTGTTGGCCGCTCGTCGCTTTCGCGTCGCGCCAGTCGCCGGCTAAATCGCGCCAGTTGACGTTCGGGGCGATGGCCTCGAACTGCTTGTTGATCGCGTCGGCCCGCTCGATCGCTTTCACGATCAGCTTCGCCCGGTCGTCAACGATCGCCGACGACACCTCGTCCCAGTCGCGACCCGATTCCGCGACGACCGCCGAAGCGCTTTCGAGGTTTCGCGAGATGCGTAGGTCGTCGGCCTGCGCGTCCTTGAGCGGTTCGATGTAGGCCCACTTGGGACGCTTCCAAGTGTGGCCGTAAGGGTTGACCGTGCTCGGCAAGTTTCGCAAAGCAGGATCGCGGGCAATCCACTCGCGCACCTTCCACCGCAAAACGGGATCGTGAAAGTTGCGCCGCAGCCAGTCCTGACGCTGCTTGAATCGCATCCGCGACTGATCGATCGCTCCGCGCCAACTGCTGAAATTCGTTCGCGACGGGTCGAGCAAAAACACGACCAGCGGGAGGTCGAGATTGATCGCGACAATTCCGAGGATCATCGACATATGCGGGAAAAATTCTTGATTCGGCACGTTGGGCGCGAACCCGGTCAGCTTCTCGCCAGGGTCGCCCGTAATCTGCTGAGCGAGCCCCGTGCGCTCGACGACACGCGACGAACCGTCGACAAGACTCTCGGTCGTGCGCGAGCCACCCTGTCGACCGCTTTGCACTTTCGCGTCGACGTCGTACTCGCGAAAGATCGCGATGAACGACGCGACTTTCGCTTTGAGCAGCGTCGCGAATTGCAAGTCTTCGTGATACTGAATCGGCACGACCGAAGGAGCGAACGCCGTCACGCCGCGCGTCTGGCTCATCCGCTTCGGATCGTACAAGTGCAAGCAGTTCAGAAACCCTTCCGAGTCCCGTTTCGGAATCCGGCGAAAGTTGTTCGACGGCGTCACGTTTTGCAGCGGGTTGATCTGGTCGGCCGTGATCCAGTACGCGACGCGCTGCCGTCCCGCGTTGAGCTCGACGCCATGCACGATTTTGTCGGAGTTGAACACGCCGAACGGATTGCGCAGGTGATGGGCTTCCTTCCACTGGATCGAGCCGCGGTTCGTCAAGAGCGGGATCGCGTCGCCATCGACGATCACGTTCCGCATGGCCGCTTGCTCAAAATCCTGAAAGCACTTTTCGCCTTCGAAATCGCACAGCTCAGGCGACTCGGCCCACTCTCGCCAGCGTAACTTCCATTCGGTGTCGAGCCCTTCGTCGCCAGTGTCGGGGTCGAACGTGAAACCCTCTTGCAAAATGTTCGCGACGACGCGCGTCACGCCTTGGCCGACCACCATGTTATCGCGATCAAAAAACCGGGCCCGCTCCAACATTCGCAGGTATTCGTTTTCGGTGCGGTAGTGATAATCCGCGCCGCTCCCCATCGGAGAGATGCCAGGAGGTGTCGGCAAGTAGCGGCCGTTCGACGCCGCGAAGTAGCTCGCCTTGAACTCGGCGAATTGTTCGTCGAACTGTTTGGCGATGACCGGCGAGAGTTGCGTGAGTGACTTAAGCTCGTCCTCGTACTTGTGGGCCATTAGTCGCGCTCCGTGAAGGCCGAGAAGTCATGGTGTAAGCTGGCGGGCGGATCGCTCGCCGAGGGATTCGCCGCGAGCCACGCCTGGGCGTACTCCATCGCCTTCGTGATCTCGGCGAGCTCGAACTTGACGCGCGAGCGGTCGGCGCCTTCCGACTCGGCCGGCAGCATGACGAGCAAGCGCCGGCAGGCCGTGATGAACGAGCGA